ACTACAAGTAAAAAGAAAAGCAGGACTCTGTTTTATAAAAAACAATAAAGAGTACTGCAAGTCTTTTGGTAAGTGTGATAAAGATGAACTAAATTTAGCTATTCAAGCCGCAATGGAAATTGGAGACTTTGGTGGAATGCAACTAAGGTAATTTAGTAAATTCTTGTGTGATTCTATTAAGAATTTCAATAGGATTTTTTGTATCCTTAGTAACTCTATCAGTAATTTCTTTAAATTTGTCTTTATCAATAGGAACTTCTTCTACATTAGCTAAACCTTGCTCGTGTGCGTAGTTTTTAAGTAAATGAATTAAAGCATATAAAGTATATAATTCAGACTCTGTAGGTGTAAACACACGTTTATTCTTTTTAAAAGAATCTGGTTCTTGTATAGATTGATTAAAATCTTTGACAAGATCAGCAAATTTGTCTACATCTTCATAGAATTCTGTAATATACCTTAAATAAATTTGCTGTAAACCAATAATAAAACTAGGGTTGATTTCAGCTTTGAGATTTTTAGAAGTATCGTAATTGATATAAGTCTTATTTTCAGCCATAATATAAAATATTTAAAATCAAAATTATGAATAATAAATCAATTATAAAAGAAAAACCAATAGAAGTTGATATAGAACAATTAAGAGATAGTGTTAATAGTACATTAGTTGAATCAGGATGGCATAAGATGCTATCTATATTTGTAAATGGTTTGGACTTTGACTATATAGTCAATAACTTAGTTGACTGTGTAAATGCAGGTAAAAGATTTACCCCAAAGTTTAAAGATATATTTAATGCTTTTAAAGAGTGCCCATATGATGATCTAAAGGTTGTTATAGTAGGTCAAGACCCGTATCCACAATTAGGTGTAGCTGACGGAATAGCTTTTAGTTGTAGCAATAAAGGTAAAGCAGAAAAATCTTTACAATACATTAACAAAGCATTAGGTACTGATCATACTGATTTAAAATATTGGGCTAATCAAGGTGTATTACTTATTAATACAGCACTTACTGTACAGATAAATAGTATAGGTTCACATTATAATTTATGGAAACCTTTTACAAGCTATCTCTTTGATACAATTAATAAAGTAAAGCCTGATACAATATTTGTACTAATGGGTAACAAAGCTCAAGAGTGGAAAGTACTTATACCAAACTGTGCAAAAATTAAATGCTCACACCCAGCATCAGCAGCTTACAGAGGTGGAGATTGGGATCATAATGATGTCTTTAATAAAGTAAATAAAGAGTTAAAAAAACAAGGAAGAGTTTGCATAAACTGGTAAATATCCTTATATTTGTATAACTAGAATCAAAACCAATATGACTGATAATCAATTAGTTAAGTCTAAAAAAGATATAATAGACTTTAAAAGAAAATACAAGAAAATATATGGAATTGATTTATATATTTATGCTAAGAAAGAACGGAAGAAAAACATTGATATTCAACTATACATTAAGTGTGCTTTAGAATGTTTTAAAGAAGAACATCCGGATTTAAAACACATTAATGAAATAGACTATAAGACTAGACTTAGATGTTTTTTGGTTTATGTACAAACAATGTGTTACTTAGCAAATAAAGATGGTTGGTCCAAAAATTTTATTGGAAGAAAAATAAATAAAAATCATGCTACAGTTGTTAATTCTTGTAGACGTATAAAGGACGGTCTTGAAGTTAATGACGAATTAGTTGTCAAAACATATCATCAACTTATTAATAAACTAACAGAGTATGTGGGAACTATTCCAAAAAATCTTAAAACAAAAGATCAATCCGAATCAAGCGTTGATACTATTTGGGATGAAGCAAGGCGTTTCATTGCCCAAAGCTCTAAGTGAAGATAAAGAACACTTAGTTGAAGCAGGAATGCTTGAAAAAGAAAATGATCAATATAAAATGACAGCTGAAGGGAAAGCTTTCTGTGCAAAGCTTGATAATTATTTTATTAAGGCAAAAAAGAAAACAGATATACAACTCATGGGTAAAGATTTTAGTGAAAATATAAGTACCTATAGAGAAATATTTCCTGCAAAGAAATTACCAAGTGGTACACCAGCAAGAAATAATGTAAAAGCTTTAGGAGAATCATTTAGATGGTTCTTTGAAACTTATGATTATTCATGGGATGATATCATAAATGCTACAAGAATGTATGTAAATGAATACAGAGACAAAGAGTATATGTATATGCAAACAAGTCAATATTTTATTTGCAAGCAAGATAAACATAGAGTTAAGAATTCTAGATTAGCAGACTATTGTGATATGATACGTGATGGTATTAATACAGAAGAAGAACATTTTAAAGAAAACGTTGTATGAGTAGACCAAAACCAGCATGGGTGGGCCAATATGAAGCCTTTAATGATGCACTTAAATATATGTATGCCAGATCAACAGGTGATGAGAAATCAATATATACACCATGGCCTAAATTTAATGATGCATGTACTGATGGATTAGAATGGAACACTTTGACGGTTATTGGTGGAAGACCTGGTTCAGGTAAAACTCTTATTAAAGATCAAATAATAAGAGAATCATTTATACTTAATCCTAATGATAAGTTTAGAGTATTAGAATTTCAATTTGAGATGGTTGGGAGAACCTCAGCAATCAGAGAATTTAGTTCTATAACTGGTAAAACTTATAAAGAATTATGTAGTGCAGGCTCTATACTTAATACTGAAGTGCTTAATAGTTGCCATCAGTATGCAAAAGAAAGAGTTAAATATCCTGTGGATATCATAAGTACACCCATGACAGTAAATCAAATGCGTGATCAGATAGATCAGTATATGGAAAAACATCAAGGGACAAAGACAATAATTACTTTAGACCATAGCATGTTGGTTAAAAGAGCACCATATCAAAATAGTACATTAGATATGCTATTTGAATTGGGTGAATTCTTTACACAATGTAAAAGAGACTATCCTTGTTTATTTATTTGTTTATCACAATTAAATAGGAATATAGATAACCCGGATAGGGCTATAGATGGTAAATACGGTAATTATATTCTTGAGTCAGACATATTTGGATCAGATGCTATGTTACAGCATGCTGATACTTTAATAGGTATTAATAGACCAGCAAAACAAAAGATTAGATTTTATGGTCCAGATAGATACATAATAGAAAATGATAGAACTTTGGTGTTGCATTTCTTAAAAGCCAGAAATGGTGATGCGCGAATGTCATTCTTTAAAGCAAAGTTTGAACAAATGCAAATAGAAGAGATGCCTACACCAGGACAACAAGAAAGAAGATGATAAATACTAAAAATTTAAATAATAATAAAAAGATGGGACTAACACCACAACAAAGAAAAGAAAAAGTTGCGGCCCTTAGAGAAGAGCATGAAGATTACTTTCAAGCAGAAGGTAAGATAAATGCATTATATATACCTAAGATGGCTTATAGACCAAGTGGTAAAGATGATCTTCATATTAGTCTCTTCCCAAGTGAATTGGAAAAAGAACAAGATGTTTATACAGAATTTGTTTCTATAGACTATGATACAGAAGATCCTAAACGCACATTATATTTGCATAAACATAATCCACATTGGAGAGAAGAATATGAACTTGTAGAATCATCATCAGGTTTTGTAAGACATATGATACCGGTAAGTGAATTGAAAGTTATTAATGATGTAACTAATAGAAGAAATCCTATTATAGATTTTTCTAATCCAAGTTTACCAGACCCAGATACACTGCTCCCTTCCTCCACTTCTCCCGACCTTAATATTGCGTTGGTTGAAAAATTAGATGAAATCAATAAATCACTAAATAAATTAATAACAGTAATACAAAAAAAGTAATATGGCAAATAGCGTGTTAGTAATTGCAGATTCAGGTACAGGAAAGTCCACCTCAATCAGAACATTAGATCCCAAAGAGACTTTCATTATAAATATTGCTAATAAACCTTTACCATTTAAAGGTTATAAAAGCAAATACACACAGATTAGCAAGGATAACCCAAATGGTAATCTTACATCAACTTCTACAGCACCCGGTATTGTAAAAGCAATGATGCATGTTAATGATAAAATGCCAAACATTAAAACTATTGTTGTAGATGATTGGCAGTATATGAGTTCTTTTGAATATTTTGATAGAGCTAATGAAAAAGGTTATGATAAGTTCACTCAAATTGCATCTAACTTAGCTCAGGTTGCAAAGCTTCCAAAAGATTTAAGAGATGACTTAACAATTATCTTTTTAACTCATTCAGAAGATTCAACTGATATAAACGGAAATAGAAGAATTAAAGCTAAAACGGTTGGTAAAATGATTGACAATACGTTAACTTTGGAAGGTCTATTTTCAATTGTCCTTTTTGGAAAGGTAAATAAAAATGATGATGGTGTTCTTGAATATGGTTTTGAAACACAAAACAATGGAGAGAATACATGTAAATCACCAATGGGTATGTTTGAGGAAAGTTTTATTCCAAATGACCTACAATATGTAAAAGATTGTATTGAAGAATACAATAAGTAAAAATTAATTAATTAAAAAAAGTAAATTATGTTAAGTACTAAAGACATGTCAGCTGGAAGTGGTGGTTCAAGACCAGTATTAGATCCAGGAAACCACAAAGTAAAAATTAATTCAATATCTTTTGATCAAACCCCTTATGATTCTGAAGCATACAATATTGTTTTGCATGTAGAAGGAGAACCTATGGGTGGAGATTTTCAAGGTTTTGCAAAAGATATGAATAATCTAGATGGTCCGCGTTATGAAGGTCAAGTTGGTAGAGTAAGATTTAGCCCATATCCATATAAAGATACTGTATTACAAAATGGTAATGAAATAAATAGAGATACAGAAGTGTTAAAAGCCATGGTATATTTATCAGAAGTATTAGATAAACGTAAAGAACTTGATGAAATTCAAGCCAATACAATTGAAGACTTTATGGTAAAATGTAATCTTCTTTTTAGCAATACTGGATATATCAATGCTTGTTTGGGTGCACGTGAGTGGGAAAACAAAGATGGTTATACAAATAATGATCTATTTCTCCCTAAAAGAACTAGAGG